TATCCGGCGAGCCTCGGACTCCTGCCCGGACTCGATCATCTTCTCGATCTGCGCCTCCTCGGAGGGCGTGAGGATGTTGAATTTGTCGTTGAGGGCTTCAACCTCTTTGGTGCCACCAGACAGGGCATCGGCCAGTAGCTTCGCAGTCTCGGTCATGTCCGCGCCACCCTTGGCGGCAAGGTCAATCGCGTTGGCGAACGCCTCCAGCCCCGAGGGGTCGAGACCGGAGTCGCGGAACGTAGTCAGGACAGCGGTCGCGTCCTCCGCGCTCGCACCGAGGTTCTGGAGTTGGATCGACGCCTCGGCATAGGCCGCAGCGGCAGCCTGCCCACCCTCCTGCCCGCTGCCCGCAAGCAGGGTGTTCGCGGTGCGCAGAGCATCCGCCGCCTGCGATGCCTGTAGCATGGCGCTGATAAACGGCGACAGGACCAGCAGGACCCCGCCGATGATCGGGGCGAGCCGCAGGAGCGTCCCACCCAGACCTTGGAACAACTGGATGATCTGACCGCCCTGCTGCGCCAGAACTTGGAAAACCGGAGTGCCGCTCGCAAGCTGGGTGAACACGTCGTTCACCTGATAGCCGAGGTTCTGCATCTCGAACGGGTTGAGGCCAAGGAAACCGCCCTTGCCCTGCCGCGTGTTGTTCAGGCCCTCAAGGGTCTTGCCTGCCCGGAGCGCCGATCCACGCAGCCGTTCCATCTCGCCTTCAAGGTTATCGGTGTCGATCCCTGCCTTGCGCAGACCATCACCCATCTTCACCGCATCGTTGCGGGTTTTCTGCATAGCGATGCCAGCAGCCGACAAGGCACGCTGCGCGTCCCGCAGTTCACGCTCCAGCGCCTCGACCGGCTCATCCGCCGACCCGACCGCCCGAGCCAGCCGCAGGACCTCTTGCTGCGCCTCCGCGAACGCCGCCTCGGCGGCCTGCACATCTGCCTGCACCTGACGGAAGCCGTCAATCTGGCGAGCCGTCCGGTCAAGCGTTGCAATGGCGATGGTCAGCTTGCCTGCCGACGCCTGCAACTCGTTTATTTTCAGCTTGGGGTTTTCCAGCGTGGCGGCGCTGGCGTCAATCTGGGTGAGCGCCTGTCCGATGTCTTGCAGGGACGAACTCGTGCCCCCGAGCGCCGACCGGACCTCGGACGAGAACGAGCGGAAATCGTTTCCGAGGTTCTGCACACTGGCCGCATACCGCTCCACCTTGACCGCGCTCTCCGCAGCGTCGGTGCCGATCTGGCGGAAAGCGTCAAGGTCCTTGAGGCGTGCTTGGTCTGCCGCCAGTTCCTTGAACTGCGCATCCAGAGCATCGTTGCCCTGTAGAATCTGGTTGATGCCGACAAGCTGTTCGGCGCGGCGCTGCTTCTCGATTGTCGCGGCCTGCGCGGCTTCACGAGCGGCCATCTGCTCAAGCTGGTTTAGTTCGGCCAGTTTCGCCTTGGCACTGTCCAGCGACTGGAGACGGTCAAACTCACCCCCTGACAGGAACGATGTGTCCCGGCCAGCGAACTCCTGCGCCGCCCGGAACTCGTCAGCCGCAGCCGCAGCAGCCTTCACGGCGTTGGGGTAGTCGTCGATAGCGTTCTTGGCAGCCGCGATCCCCTGCGCCGCCTCGACCGCAGCCGAGGCCATCTGGTCAAACTGCTGCTCCAGATTGTTCGTCGCGATCCCGGCGCGCTCCATGCGGCCTTCGATCACCGTGAGCCGCTGTTGCGCCTGCTCCAGCTTCTCTTGTGCCCGCGTGACCGATGCGACCTTCTTCTCGATCTGCGCAGCTTGGGTGTCGGTCGGGTTCTGGCCCACCTTGGTCCGATAGGCGTCGAGCGCAGCGGTAGCCGAGCGGAGTCGCTCCTCCGCACGGGTGATCGCCTCGCTCTGCCCCTCGAACTGGCGGATGAGCGACTGGCCCCGGACCAGATCGTCACCCGCCGCTTTGAGTTCGTCGAGGGCCTTGTTGTAGGCCGAGATGTCACCCCGGCCCTCTTGCACAGCTTTGGCTTGGTCCGCGATCTCCTGCCGCACGCGCTTGATCGACGCTGCGACTTGATCGAACGTCTTGCTTGCGCGATCCTCGGCGCGAAGGATTAGCCTTGCGTCGCGTTCCATGTCACCGGCCATGCTGCACCTTTTCCAACAGTTTGTTGTAATTCTCTGCCTTCCCGCTGAACCATGCCGTGAGCATGGATTGCATCAGCGTTGACTCGGAAGCCATTCGGCCACCCTCGCGCAGACGGATGACCTCGAACTCTGCCCAGATCGTCCCTAGCGGATACCCCATCACGACCTCATAGGGATGTCCGTTTGCTAGGAGGGCACTTACTTGGGTCCGGGTGGACCACATGAACTTAGCGATTATACGTTCTGGATCGGACTCGGGTCGCTCTCCCCTGCCGCCGCCATCGCGTCCGCGATGCGCCGACGAAAGTCCGCCATCAGGTTTCCCAAGCCTCCAGCCTCCTCGACCGTGATGCGGGAGATTTCGATAAGCGCCATCATCTGGATTGGTGCGGGCATCGACGCGATCTTGCTGCGGGTCTCCTCGGTGACCGGCTCGTTGACCACACACGAGGAAATGATTTCCGTCGCGAGGGTCGGAAAGTCGCGAGCAACCATCGTGGCGAGTTCCATTATGTTGCGGCGGGCGAACACGTCCTCGCGGGCTTCCTGATACTTGGACAGGACGGCGATGAGGGCGGGCATGTTCTGGGTGACCATGGCGGTCAGATCGGGGAATGTGAGGGCGCGGACCTCGAAATCGTTGTCCTTGCCCAACGGCACCCGCGCTGTGCGGATGGTGTAGGCTGAAATTGGCATGAATACCTCCAAAGGAAAGGGCGGCTCTGGGTATGCCCCAGAACCGCCCTCCTGTCCAGATGGAAGGCCCGAGGGCCTGTCTGGTTACCGCTGCTCGGTGATCGAGCGCGGCGAGCCGTCTGCCGCCGACAGGACATCGACCGTGAAACCGATGGTCTGCCAGTCGGTGCCGATGAGCGCATAGTCGCCATCCGCGCTGACCTGAACGTAGGGCCAGAAGGTGTCCTTGTTCGTGCCCTTCGGATTGTCAGCGATGAATTTAAGCTGACCTTCGATGGTGTCATTGCCGCCGAGGACGACCCGGCGCGTGCCAGCCGGGACGGTGTAGCTGACCGTCACGTCATCGCCGTCCGAGACCGTGGCCGAATCGAGGAACTCGATCATGCCAGTCGCGAGGTCCACCAGATAGTCGGTGCCGAGGACGAGCGGGGTGACGCCCTTCTTGGCGGTGACGGCGGTCACATTGCGAGCGCCCTGCGGGGTGGCCGGGGTCTCGCCAAGCTGGTAGTGCGTGCCGGTCACGACGCCCTCAATCGGCTCATCGGCCACCGCGCCGCCAGCTTCGACGACCTCGGAGATTTCCGAGTTGAACCACATGGCGAGATTGTCGAGCGAGACGTTATCGGTCGTGAAGGTGATCGCGTTGTCCTGCGCGGTCGTGACCGAGGCGTCCTTGACGTTGATGCCGCCCTCGCTGGATGTGTGATCCAGCTTCTCGCTGGTCTGGCTGACGTTCGCCTCGGGCACGTTGCCGAGACGCCGGAAGCCGCCCGGCTTGGGGGTCTGGGTTCCGCGCTCGAACTCGCGGAAATAGAACTTGCCCTTACCGAGCGTATAGTCGTTGCTGAAAGCCATCTGCCAGTCTCCTTGCCTTAGAGGAACGGATTGCTGGGATTCGTGGCAAGGCGAATCGTCAGCGGAACAAAAAACATCGCAAGCCGGGAGTTTGCGTCTTGGGGAGGCCGGACGACCGACTGCCCGATGGACAGGCTGACGATCTCGCGGTTCCCCTCGGCGTCAAGGCCCAGCAGATAGTCGTCGGGATACATCGGATCGCCCCGCGAATCAAGCTGCACGATACGGGAAAGGCGATGCTCGGCCAGTGCCGCCAACTTGTAGGCAGGCTTCGACGGGTTTTTGATGTTGTCCCTCGGCCAGCCTTGCAGCAGCAGCAGCCAGTCCCCGGCGCGCAGAAGCCGATCCCAGCCAGCCTCGTCGCCGTCGAGCGGACGCGGGTTCTCCAGAACCGACAGGGCATCCTCGGCTTCGTCGGTGGAGACCGTCAGACGACCGACGAACACCTTCTGCCGCAGATCGAGCGGATATGGGACCTCCTCGGGCGGCATGTCAGGATCGACGATGACCGGATAGGTGTTGGTCGGGTTGATCTCCTCCAAGATGGCGACGATTTTCTCGATCACACGCAGGCGCTTGGGCGAGGGAATATCAGCGTATTTATCAACGGCCACGGCGGGACCCCTTTGTCAGACGAAAGAACTGGCGGAAGAACTCGTTGCCCACCTTCTCCAGAACAGGCGGGGTGTCGGTAACGGCCACGTCGCGGAACACTTGATCGACGCTCGGGCCATACAGGAGGTAGACGTTCTGGTCCAACTGGACCGACCGGACCTCCCGCTTGTTGCGCAGCCGCTCGCCCGGCTCCAGCCGGATCGCGAGGCCCACGTTGAAATTGTCGCGGCTCTGGCTGCTACCCCGGTTGAGGCGGACGAGCCATGCGCGCTCCATAAGCTGCGCAGCGCCGCCGCGCTTGACCCGGACCTTCACGCCCTTGCGTCGCGTCGAGGAGACCGTCTGCCCTTGCGCGAAGCGAGCGAGGCTGGTTGCCCGCTGCCGCCCGCTGATCGTCACGGCTAGGTCGTTGTCTGTGGCGCGGTTGGTGACACCAAGCCGGTCGGTGGTGAGGTAGCCGTCCTGATAGTCGATCTGGTCCATGATCGCCTTGCGGTAGACAGCCAGACCCTCCCCCTCGGCCACGTCATTGAGCGCGATCCGGGCTGCCGTCTTGGTCGCCTCGGGGAAGGCCCCGATGAAATCCTCAAGGCCGGTCAGTGCTTCATAGTCGATAAGCGTGGACATACGACCTCACGATATGGCGGTGACGCTCCATGCGGTCGTGATGGGGCCGTCATTCGGCTCCTCGAACCCCAACTCGAACTCCATGTTGTCATACTTGGGGATGGTGACGACTGCACCCCGGATAAGGGTGAGGTCTAGGAGAGCAAGTTCTTCCTCGTTGAAGATCAATCGCTCGATCCCAGAAATGATTTCCGATTCGCCGTTGATGGTTTCGGCGGGGATGATCTTGTTGTGCCAACGCACGGTGATGTCCACCGGCTCATCCAACGTCTCATCCAAATAGGTAGCGGGCGCGGAAGCCAGCTTGTGCAGCTTCCTCCGCGCCCGTGCCTTGGCTTCCGTGATGTCGAAAGCCATGACGATTACAGGTCGTCGTCGCCCGAGGCCGCAGCCGCGCGCTTCGCGATCTCGCCTTCATACGCTTCGATGGCGGTCGGGCGGTTCTCGCCTTCGCGCTCGGCGTTGAGGGCAGCCGTCAGTTCGTCGGCGTCGAGGTCGGCAAGACCGGCCTTGATCTGCTTGACGGTCAGCGGCTTGGCGTCGTCATCGTCGCCCTTGTCGTCATCGTCGTCACCGCCACCGGCAGCCGCGCCAGCGTCGGCACCGTTTTCGACGGCGGTCGTCTTGCCTGCGCCGTTCGGCACGTTCTTCGGCTTGACGCGGGTGTTGGAATTGCTCAACGCGATGACCTCGGCCAGATCGGCCACGTCATCTTCGTTGACCGCATCGCGGATCGCGGTCGGGTTGGTTTTTTCGAGGGCTTCAACCTCGTCGGCGGTCAGTGCGAACGCTTTGCCGATGGGGGGCGCGACACGCCGACCTTCGCGCACAACGATGATCGACTTGAGGATGACCTTGTTGTTCGACTTTGCCATGACTGAAAATCTCCTGATGGCGGGGAAATGATTTCCGGGGAGCCGAAGCCCCCCGGAGTGTCCGATCTTAGCTGTAGACCTTGATACGGAAGCTGGCGTTCGGTTCACCCGGAACCATGAGCGGGGCGCTCTGGGTCATGGTGAACGTCTGGCTCGGGTCCTCCTGATCCCACAGCTTGGGGAACATTTCGAGCGCGCGAAGCTGCGCACGCTTGTCCATGATCGCCCCGAAGCAGCGGGTCAGACGAAGCTGCGATCCGATGCCGACGACATCGTTCGAGTCCATGATCTGCTGCTCGACACCATCATAATCGTGATAGGTGCCCATGTAGGTGTAGATGTCGAGACGGCCCTGACCGTTCGCACCCTGCAAGGTGCCCCGGTATTCGACCGAGGCATCCGGCGACGACAGCGACGAGAGGCTGGACGCCTCGCCACGGTTGCCGTCCACCTTGAGGAGTTTCTGGACATCCTCGTCCGCAAAGAAGCGGTCGAAAGCATCCAGACCCATGACGAGACGGTCGATGCGACCGCCGCCGTTCTGGTAGGCCCGGCGACGATGGAGGTTGAGGTCGGCCAAGGGGTCGGCGTCGGCCTCGCCCCAGCGAGCGGTCAGCAGGAGCGTGGTGTCCTGATTCGCTGCGCGCTTGAAATCGACCTCGACCTCGGGATAGTCGCCGTCCTCCGACGAAACGACCACCTTGGCGTCGATCACCGCCTTGGCGCACATCCAGTCCCAGCGACGGCGGATCATGTTGGCTTCGTCAGCCAAGTTCTCCGCGATGATCGCGTTGTAACGCTGTTCGAGCGTCAGGGTGCCGCCGATGGCTTCACCGACCCGGCGCGGGCGCGCTTGGAACGGATTGACCTCGTGCTTCGGCTTGACATACGCCGGGCGGAAGGTCTCGCTGGTCGAGCCTTCACGACGCATGACACGACCCTGCGCGCGGGGCGATACGAACGGTGCCAGCTTCCGCTTCGGGTTCACGCGCTCCCACGCGATCTCCTCCGTCTCGAAATTGATCTGGTCACGCGCATAGGTGTCCAGCCAGAACAGATCATCGACCTGCTGGCGGCGCTGCACCCCAACGAGGGTCGTGGTGCCGTAGAGTTCAAGTGCCATTGGTTATTCACTCCCTAATTCTGGGTGCCGAGAAACGCGCCTGTTGCCGATTACAGCAGACGCTCCACGGTGATTTTGGTGTTGCCACGGGCGAACGCAGCCTGCCGCTCGGGCAGGGTGTCGTAGGCGGCGGGCCACGTCAGGAGTTGGTGGTTGAACACCCCTTCCTCGTAGACCGGAGCCTCGGTGTCGGCGTTGTAGCCGGTGGCGCTGGTGTCGATGGCGTGCATACAGATCGCCTCGGCATTGTCGGCAATCGCGCCGCCACCAGCCTGCGTCAGCTTGACGAACTTGCCCGCCGCGTTCTTCGCAACGACCTCGAACTGCGCGAACACGAGACCGGCAGCGAAAACGCCCCGGCTCGTGCGAACCACGCCGCTTTCGCCAGCGAACAGATGCTCGGGGGTGAACGAACCAAGGTCGCCATTCCCGGCAAGAGTTTTGTCAACCATTCTCTCACTCCTCTGGTTGAGCGGGCCGGGATTGGCGCGCTCGGTTACTCGTCGGCGGGTTAGGCCGTCTTGGTCAGGTCACGGCCAGTCAGACGCTGCTGGTCGCCAAGGATGAGAGCGGTCTGCTCCTCCTCGGTGAGCGGCTTGCCCTGCTGCTCCATGGCGTTGTTGCCCTGCTGGCCGACGCCCGCGCCGCCCTGCTGGTCCATGGCGCGCTCGAACTGCGAACCCTGCTGGCCCTGCTGCTCCTGCTGCTGGCCCTGCTGTTCGGTGGTCGTCGAGGAAACGGTTTCCTCGGCAGCGGCGGTCAGGATGACCTTCGCGTTTTCGACGGTCGTGTCCATGTCGGCCAGCGAGGTCGCCAGCTTCTGGCGCTTCGCGGCTTCCGGCAGGGCCATGATGTCCTGACGACGCTTGCGGTCGGCAGCAACGGCTTCGCTGGCGGCGGTGGTGGCTGCGGTGGCAGCGGCGGTGCGCTCCTCGGCGCGTGCGGCTGCAAGCTGCTGCTCCAGTTCCGCCTCGGTCTTGGGAAGGGCCATCGTCATAATCTCCTCGTCATCGGTTGGCAAAGGTTCATCCGAAGCCAGTTCCCCAAGGAAATCGGCAACAGCTTCGGATGGGGTTGATACAGCATCAATCAGGGTTAATGCAAGGGCTTCGTCAGCGCGGTAGACACGGGCCTGTGTGGCGCGAACCTCGGCATCGTCCATGGGGCGGTTGCCCACCACCAGTTCGACGAACTCGTCCCACCGCTTATTGACCCGTTCCTGCGCCTCTCGGCTGGCTCGCTCGCTCATCGGGCCGTAGGGCGCACCATCCATTTTCGCCCCGCCTTCGGGCGCTTCAAAGATGGTATACTTGACCCCCATCTGCTTGTGGCGCTCGGACAGGTCAGCATGAATCCAGTAGACGCCGACCGAGCCGACCGAGCCGCTGGGGGTGCAGACCATGCGGGTTGCCGAGGACGCGACGGCGTAACCACCCGAGGCAGCCAGAGCATCAACAACCGCGATGCTCGGCTTGATCTCGCGGCTGGCCCGGATTTCCTCGCACAACTCGAAACAGCCCGGAGCGTCGCCACCGGGGCTGTCCACGTCGAACGCAATCAGCTTCACGTCATCGTCAGCGAGGGCGGCGCGCAGCATCGACCGGATGTAGCTGTAGCCGGTGACGAATCCCCAGCTATAATTAAAACGGTTGATGAGAACGCCGTGAACCGGGATGACCGCGATCCCGTCCGAGAAGATGAACGGCTTCTGTGGGCCGTTGGGGGTGATCCCGCCCGGCCCGCAATAGGTCTGCTCAACTTGGGTCCGCACAGCGGATGTTAGCCGCTCGGCGTCCTCGGGTTTCGTGGACATGAACTCTTGGAGGTTCGCCATGAATCGCTCCACGGTCCCCTCCAGCACGAGGGCATCGTTGAAGCTGAATCGGCTGATCGCCTGTTGGGCTTCGGGGTTAAGCAGCATCTTGGGTCTCCGATTGGTCGGCGGTGTCGTTGGCGTTCTGTCCGGGGCGTCCGCCCTGCAAGGTGGCCTGCGTCCCGGCATCACCCGTGGTCTGCTGCGCGTTGCCTGACAGCACGAGGCCGTGCTTCTCGATCAACTTGGATTCGCGGTCAAGCTGCGCCAGAACGTCGCGGAAATCATTTCCGAGTTTCGCACACTCGATCTCACGGGTGGACAGACCCGAGTTGATGCGAAGGATGGCAGCCTGCGTCTCGGCCAGTTCGTCGATCTGACCGCGCCCGGTCCCGATCCACTTGCACAACGACAGCGCCTCTTTGGCGAGCGGTCGATAGTAATCGTCGCGGGTCCAGCCGGGCGGCAGCAGCGCATAGTCGCCTGCGATCTCCTCCTCCAACCACAACTCGAAAGTGTAGGTGCCCATCTTGTCGGCCACGCCCTTCTTGCGCGATCCGAGGAGTTTCTGGGTCTCGGCCAGTTCGCCCTTGAGGCCCGAGTATGAGACCTTGCTGAAATCCTTCGACAGCGACGAGTAGCTGGTGCCGAGGGCCGCCGCGAGATACCGCAGCAGCGAGGACTCATAATCGTTGTGACCCACACCGCCCGGTGTGCCGAGGGGGCGCGCGTTGAGTTTGGTGCCGGGGAAGAACTGCGGGATCATCGCGCCGTCGATGCGGATGTTGTTCGCGCCACCCATATACTCGGAGAGCATCGACATATACGACTTGAGATAGTTCTCCAGCGCATTGTCGGTGCCGCCACCCATCGCCGCGATGATGTCTGCGCTCGGCAGTTCGCTCTCGACCGAGGCCGCATAGCTGGCGTTGATGACCGCGTTCTGCAAGGTGACCTCGGAGAACTGCTTGCGCATGTTGGTCTGCTTGAGCGCCGACACCATGGCAGCAACGCCACGGGTCTGCTCGATCATCACCGGCTCGTTGATATAGATGACTTGCTTGCGGCCCCACGGCTTCTCCGCATCCACCGGACGCCACTTGAGAACGTCGGGGTCCGAGAACTCCGAAGGATGCGCGCCCTGAATCCAGTAACGGTTGTGTTCGCCGTAGAACCCCGTTTCGATCCCGCGCGTCAGGTTGGCGTTGTCCTCGCGGTAGTCGGGGTTGGACAGCCGATCCGGGTTCACAAGCTGGATCGCCGTTTTGTAGGGGCGTCCGGTCCGACGAATCCACTCGCCGGTCGCAAGGACCTCGCCCGTATAGACGAACGAGCCGACCTCGACCCGGATCATCTCGGTCAAGGTCATGCGGCGGCTGGCGTCGAGCCAGTGGTTGTTCGATTCAGCCGTGAGGTTGAACCGGCGCTCGACCCGGACTTGGAACAGTTCGGCCCACTCGCGCCACTCGTCCGGGCTGGCCCCGGTCGGGTTGTAGATGTCCCGCAAGACCTCCCAATCCGGCGTCGAGTTGAGACGAAAATGCGCGCCGACGATGCTGTCCTTGTGATACTGCATCGCCCCCATGGCGTAGCCATCGTTGAGGACGGTTTCTCGACCACGGGCGTCCGCCAGTTGCTTCCCCATCGAGATAGCTTGGTCAGGCGAGCCGAGCGAGGGACGCCACAGCGCCATCTCGCGAGACGTGCGCTCGGCACCCTCCAGCCCGCCACCCATCGCTAGGTCGCGGGTCGGAAATGATTTCTGATTATGGGTGTGGGTGTGGTCGAATACAACGACCTCCCGACCCGTGCGACGGCGGCGGCTCTTACCCATTTATCGACCTCCGAAAAGATAGCGCAGGGGGCGCGGATGTGTTGACGTGATGGCGGTGGCCGGGGTGCCCAGCAACGCCACGATGGCCGCGATGTAGTCCGCGATCTTGCCAGCGTCCGTCTTGGCGTAGCTGACGCGCTCGCCGTTCTGGTCGGTGAACGCGGCGACGGCTTGGCCGGTCGCCAGATCGTGATATGCCTGCTGTGCCTCTTTCAGCCGGTCGCCCCACATCGTCCGATCCTCATCAGACAGGGGGAGGGTTGCTCCGAGTTCCATTATGCCAGCTTCCTTCCTAGAGCCTCGAAACCATAGGTTTTGACCGGCTCTGGGGCTGCGAAAGGACGATCCTCGACCTCGGGTTCAAACACGAGGTTGTTGGTATCCCACGGTGCGAGCCAAAGAGGCGGATTGGACCAATCGACCTTGTGTAGCGGCAACAGGGCCGAAAATCCAGCCCCCACCATGTAATACAGGAGGTCCCATGCCTCGTTGCGTCGGCGGCGAGCATCCCAGCCCTTGTCGGTGCGGACCTCGGCGCAGAGTTCCGAATACCACCAAGTCTCCAGCCAGTCCGGCCAGCGGATCAATCCCTTGCCCGGCTCCAGCACGTCGAGGAGGTTGGACAGGGTATCCTTTATCATGTTCGAGTTGAAATAGAGAACCGGCACGTCGCCCTGCGCACGGGCGAGGTTCTTGCGGTCGTGACTGTCCGGCATACGGATGTGAGTGCGGGCCGCGTTGGGGTTTCCGTCACCGCGCACCAGATGGAACTTGGAGGACATATTCTTTTTGCGCAGCGAACGCCAGAACGCATAGGCGTTCGAGGTCACGCCGCCCGATCCTGTCTGACCGCCGCGTGCGTTCTGCTTGGCCTCGCCGCCCGCGTCGCAGAGCGTCAGCTTGATCGCCATGCGCCGACCGCTCTCATCGTCGAGCGGATAGGTCTTGTTGATGACATGCTCGATAAGCTGGTCCCAATCCTCCTGATAGGTGGAGGGCCGAACGGGGTAGGGGTCGCCATCATTGTCCAGCCGCACCGACTTAACGATGTCGAATCGGTCCACAACCATAATGTCGTTCGGACGGCCCGGCATGACGCCATGGACCTGAACCACGAATCGGTTCTGCTGCACGTCAACGCAGGCCACCAGCGCGCGGACACCCTTGGGCACCACGCCATACTCGAACTGCTCTGCACGGCCTTGCATGACCTCGGGGGATCGGTCGGACTGCATCGACTGCGGGGTATAGGGTCGGCCAAGGTCGGTGTTATAGAATTTCTTCAACGCCTCCTCGGAGCCGGTCTTATCCAGTTCGTCGGTCGCGTCGAGATAGCCTTTGACCAGCTTCGCCCATGTGGTGAAGCGGGCCATTGTGCCCTCCAGCCAGAAGGAGGCGATGTTGGACCGGCGTGGCTCCCCGACGATCTCTCCCCCGATCATGCGCTGCCCCTCGGCCAGCCAGAGACCGGCAGCCGCCATGTCCTTGCGCTGGTTGGGGTGAATCTTGACGGCGCACTCGGGGCATTGCATCCGCACCGTGTCTGCCGCGTCCGAGTTGTTCTTGATCTTGGTGTCCCAGACCAGATGCTCGAACCGGGGTGAGAAATGATTTCCGCAGACCGGGCAGGGCACATAGTAGAGGCGGCGGTCGCCACGATTGTAGAGCGACAGGATGCCCTTGCACGGCGGGGCCTCGTGGTCCGAGGACAGGATTTTCTTGTTGTCCTCGACCTCGCGGCTGGGGCTGCTCTCGGCAAGCGTCATGGCGAAGCTGCCGAAAGTGGTGGTGCGCTTCTTGCCCAGATCGTAGGCCGACCCTTCGCCACCGATGTCGTCCTCGATACGGTCATAGTCGGTGATCGCCACGCGACCCACCGGCTTGCCTGACAATTCGTTGGTCGAAGGCCATGACAGGGTGAGGAGGTTGCCCGCCTTGAACTGCTTCTGGAACTTGCCGTCCGCGTCCTTGTCAGTCAGCAGCGCGGCCTTCACGTCCTTGGTGTCGCGCACCAGACGGTCAACACGGCGGACGCTGAAATCCTTCGCCGCCGCGCCGGACGGGGAGTAGATGATGAGGTCCATCGGATCGACGACCGTGGAGAACAGGGTCCAATTGATGATTAGCGCGTCGGTCTTGCCACACTGTGCCGGGCCGACGAACACCACGGAGTCGAACGCCCGGCTGTTGAGCGTGTCCATGGGTTCGACCATGTAGGGCGTTTCGGCGTTCTGCCACATCCCGACATACTGGCCGCGATTGTTGATGTAGCGGTATTTCTCGGCTGCCTCGGAGACGGTCATCCGCTGCCGGGGCTGGAACACGGTCTGCGCGATCTGCCGGATTACATCTCCGAAATCGCTGTAGCCCGAGACCTTCTCGCGCGTGAGGCGCGGGCGCAGGAAGGCTCGTTTGTCGAATTGGTTGTTATAGCCCGTCCAGATCGAGTTCGCCGTCCGGCGCGGTGTCCGCGTCGTCTTGTTCACCCGATTCCTCTCCATCTCCCTTTTCAGGCGGGACGTAGGACTCGAAGCTGATAGGCGCGTATTCCGGGGCTGCATAGTTACTAAACCTCTCGACCAGAGCCTCCTGCATATCTTGGATGGCCCCGTCTATCAATCGTTCGACCGCCGCCCGCTGGGTTTCGGTCAGTTCCTCCTCTCGCTCCAGCGCATCGCTGAACAGGAGCATAGAGGTTCGGATCGTCTGCGCGGCCTCCGCGAAGATCGCGACCATCTCGGCGGTGCGCCACAGATCGCCCTCGTTCTCCTCGAACGCCTGCCGCGCCCGCTGACCATTCCAGAAATCCTTGCCCAGCAAAGGCGGCATGTCGCTGGGGTGCATCCTGCGCAGATAGTCCTCAACCTCGTATCCCGGCTTTACGAGACGTTGGGCTGCCTCGTCAATCCAGTAGACCTTGAAGCCTCGACGCTCGCCTGCGGGGGCTAGTCCGTCCAAGAGCCGGGGCATGGCCTTGGGGTCGCGGCGGAACATTTGCGCAAGCTGCGTCTGGTTGGCCTGCGAGGTCGCACAGAGTTCCGAGTCAGCCTCGGCCTGCGGTTTACGCCCGGCTGCCATTTTCGATCCTCCGCAGCAAGACGGGCGCTGCCCGGTTAGCCAGATGCTCCACCATGAAGGCTAGGAGTTGGAGGCGAAATCGCAGGGACCGCAGCCCGGCGCGCTCAATCGCGTTCATCAGCGCCGCCTCCTCGGTCGTGCCCGATCCAAAGTTCTTGTAGGTGCCGCCGATCTTGTTGGGGCACTCGAACACGATGAACCATCCGGTGTCCTCGGTCGGCTTGTCCACCCGCAGGATGTTGCACTTGTTGTCCACCAGCCACGTCACCAACGCGGCCTTCATAATCGCACTCATCGACCTGTCCTTTTCATTCTTGCGCGGATGTTGAGGATATACTGCTTGAGCCGGTCTTGCCCAGCCCCTTTGTTCTGGAGGCCCGTCTTGACAACCTCATCCATGGAGTCGCGGACAATCGCGTGCCAGACACGCACGACAAACCTCTGACCCTGCCGGGCGAGGCGGCCTATCGTCTGCTCGTAGAGTTCACGGCTCCACGGCATGTCAAAGAAATAGATGTCGCGCCCCGGCCCATACTGCATGTTGAGACCGTGGGCTGCCGAGCCGGGATTGAGCGCGAGCATCTGGATTTTGCCTGCGTTCCAGTCCTTGACCCGGTTCCCCGCTTTGTCCATCACCACGAGTTGAGGAAATGATTTCCGCAGCCGGTCGAGCGATGACTTGAACCAGTATACCACGAGGATCGGACTGCCCTGCAACTCGTCAACAAGCTGTTCGAGGTCCGCGATCTTCTCGTCGTGGATCGAGTGGACTTTCTTGTTCTCGTCATAGACGGCACCCGAAGCGAACTGCTGTAGCTTGTTCGTCATCGCCGCGCCGTTGAGGGCTTCAATCGTGATGTCATCGTCGCCAAGCGACATGATGAAATTGGTCTCGAACTCCTCTTTGAGTGCCCGCGTCTCATCGTCGAGTTCAATCGGTCGGTCGAGCAATAGCGGCTTTTCGAGGTCCAGATAATCCTCGGCCCGCATCACCAGACAGATGTCCGCGATCCTCTCGGCTATCTGAATATCGGCACCCGGCTTGAGAGTATAGGTTCGACGATACGGGTTATAGTCGAAGAACTCGTTGCGGTAGGCGGTGATGTTCCGGCCAAGTCGCTTGCCGCGATCCAGTAGATACATCTGCGCGAACAGGTCCATGTAGTCCTCGGGCGCAGGGCTGGCAGTCGCCAAGTGCATCCGCTCAATAAAGTCATAGACGCTATTGAGGGCTTTGAAGCGCCGGGTTTTCCATTGCTTGAACTTGCTGCTCTCGTCGATGTAGACGCTTCGATAGGGCCACTTGCGGCCCCAGAACCGAACCATCCACTCTACTTGCTCGATCCCGACAATATGGACCGGGGTGGGTGTCAGAGCCAGTTTGCGCCGCCAGATGTTCTTGGCGATGTCGCGGTAGTGTGAGGCGTAGACTTGAGCGAATCGTCCGGCTTCCTTCGGCGTCATATGCAGCCGCTTGGCTTGGATATAGAACTGCTCGTATTTGCGCCGGTAGACCGCGTGGACCTCGGGGGTGTCGTCCTCGGCCCGAACGAGCGTCACCGGGAAGCCGTGCAGATGCTCCCACTCCTCGAACTCGGTGGGCCACGTCTGCTTGGCGACGCGGACAGGGGCGGCCACGAGGGACTGCGGCCCTTCTAGGTCCCATGTGTCTAGGATCGTGGTAGCCATCATCACGGCCTTGCCCAGACCGACATCCGCCAGCAGAGCCGAACGCGGGTTCTCGATCAAGAACGGGATACCAAGCCCGCTCTGGTAGTCGTGCAGATCGTCGCGACCTCGGCGGATCATAGCCCGGCCAGTGGGTCGGCGTCGAGACCGACAAGCTGCCGCCATCGCTCGTAGCTGTTGCACCAATCGGCCTCGCCACCGGCTGCTCTGATCTCTTTGATACGCTTGACTTGCTGGTCGAGGGGGTCGGTCATGTCGAGGACCACGCCGGGGCGCTTGACCTCGATATGGATGATCCCGCTACCGAGGGGCCACTTGCCGCACTCGGTATCGGGCCAGCCGTTGTAGTTCTTGCCCTCGACGTTGACGAACAGCATCTTGTGCTTCTTCGCCACCTTCCGGCAGGCCGCTTTCAGTTCGCCCTCGGGTGTCACAGGAAACGATTTCCCATCAGATCGGCCACCGCGTCTACGGCGTCCTCCAGCCTCGCCAGCTTGTTCATCATGCCGGGAGCCTCCAGCCCCCATGTGGTCCAGTTCGGTCGGGTGCCATGCTCCCAGAACGCCGGGGCGTCCTCACGGGCGAATAGTTCCAGATACGGGCCGGGCAGCAGCGCCTCGATCCGGTCATAGGTTTCGATGGGCTTCTGGCTGTGCTTGGTCGGCTCCTGAAAGATGGTCTGGCGGACGTTCGCGTTCAACCGGCCACCGGGCTTGCCGCGCGCGAACATCAGACACAGTTCACAGTCGTTCCGGCTCCAGAACCCCATGCCCATCTTCTCTTTGGTCCAGTTGATCCCGACCTTGATATAGCGGTCGAACCCCCACGCCGCAGCGAGTTCGATGGCCTGTGGTAGCATCGAGTCGAGGACGTAGAGGAACAACATGCTGTTTTTTGCCGCCACGGAGGCCACAGGGAG